TTGATTCATGAAAATCAAGCATGAACACATCCGCATGGCGATGAATGTCTGGGCGCATCCGGACGGCGAAAAAGTACCGGCTGCGAAAATTACCAAAGCGTATTTCGAGCTGGGAATGACGTTCCCGGAACTGTATGACGACAGCCATCCGGAAGCCCTGGCCCGTAATACCCAGAAAATTTTCCGTTGGCTGGATAAAGACACCCCTGATGCTGTTGAAAAAATGCAGGCTCTGTTACCGGCGATCGAAAAGGCGATGCCGCCTTTGCTGGTGGCCCGTATGCGCAGCCACAGTTCTGAATATTACCGTGAGATCGTCGAACGGAGGGATCGGCTGGTGAAGGATGTCGATGATTTTGTTGCGTCAGCGGTTGTTTTGTATGACCAGATGAATCGCGGCGGCCCGGCAGGGAATGCTGTGGTGATGCACTAAAAGCACGGTGTTCGGGGGTTTTATGAGCAGCAAGCTTCATGGTCTTGTCTGGGAAGGGTGCGCCTTCACCGGCATGATCTTATCCAGGGTGGCGGTTATGGCCCGTCTTGCAGACTACAGCAATGACGAGGGCGTGTCATGGCCTGCCATTGAAACTATCCGGCGTCAGATCGGTGCAAGAAGTGAATCCACAGTGAAATCGGCTATTGCAGAACTGGCGAAAGAGGGCTGGCTGACGAAGGAAGAGCGTAAGGTCGGTGGGCGTAATGTAAGCAATATCTATCGGCTTAATGTGGAAAAACTCGAAGCAGCTGCTGCGGCGGCGCGTGAGTCATATAAACCGAAAAGAAAAATTAGCCCGGCAAAAAATGACCCGTTAACAGTTGACCCGTCAAATATTGCCCCCTCAACGGTTGACCCGTCAAATTTTGATGGATCAACTGTTGATAACAAACTGCCGATTAGGGGGGCGATGATTGACCCCGATCCGTCAGTATTAAAACCTGATCCGTCAGATAAAAGATCTTCTTGTCCGGACGCTTCGCAACCGGACCCGCAGACGGCTGAACAGAATTTTTTAACCCGACACCCTGACGCGGTTGTGTTCAGTGCGAAAAAACGCCAGTGGGGAAGTCAGGAAGATTTGGTGTGCGCACAGTGGATCTGGGGACGAATCGTGAGTCTTTACGAGCAGGCGGCCAGCGATGATGGCGAGATCACGAGACCGAAAGAACCCAACTGGACTGCATGGGCCAATGACGTGCGGACAATGCGGATGCTGGATGGCAGAACTCACAGACAAATTTGTGAAATGTTTGGGCGTCTCCAGCGGGATTCGTTCTGGGTAAAAAACATCATGAGTCCGGCAAAACTCCGGGAAAAATGGGATGAACTGGTTATCCGCCTGGGGCGTTCGCCCGCGCAGCGTTGCGTGAATCACATTTCTGAACCGGACACTGAAATACCGCCGGGATTCAGGGGGTGACGTGTCATGAAAAACATTGCGGCAGTTGGGGTTCTTGAACGTATTCGCAGACTTGCACCACAGGGGGCGGTTCCACCGTACCGGACGGTGGAGGAGTGGCGGGAATGGCAACTTGCTGAAGGACGAAAACGCAGCGAGGAGATTAACCGCCTGAATCATCAGGTGCGGGTTGAAAAAATCCTGAACCGTGCGGGCATCCAGCCGCTTCACAGGAAGTGCTCATTCGGGAACTACCGGGTGCAGAACGACGGTCAGCGCCATGCTCTGAGCCAGGCGAAATCCATTGCCGATGAATTGATGACCGGATGTACAAACTTCGTGTTCAGCGGTAAACCTGGTACCGGTAAAAATCACCTGGCAGCAGCGATTGGCAATCGGCTGATGGCGAAGGGGAGAAGCGTGATTATCGTCACCGTGTCCGATGTCATGAGCGTGTTGCATGACGGCTACGACAACGGCCAGTCCGGGGAAAAATTTTTACAGGAGCTTTGTGGAGTTGACCTTCTGGTCCTTGATGAAATTGGCATGCAGCGGGATACGCGCAACGAGCAGGTCACGCTGAACCAGATAGTCGACCGCAGAACGGCTTCGATGCGTAGTGTCGGAATGCTGACGAACCTGAATCACGCAGCGATGAGCACACTCCTCGGAGATCGGGTGATGGACCGTATGACCATGAATGGTGGTCGTTGGGTGAATTTTAACTGGGAGAGCTGGCGGTCAAACGTTGGACGTCAGGGTATGTGAGAATTTTTGACGAGGTAAATTTTCGATGGAAACTGTATTGCATGCACTGAAAGCGATGGGAAAAGCCAATTCTGTTGAACTGGCGGCGCGGCTTGATATCAGCCGTGAAGAAGTTCTTAACGAACTGTGGGAACTCAAAAAAATGGCGTTGTTGATAAAACGGGTCACACCTGGTTTCTGGCTGTCGAAGGTGAAGCCGGGGTAACCGAAGGGCAGGCACTACAACCTGAAGCGCCGGATGTGGTAACCGAAGAGGTCGCTCCAAAAGTTACCGCAGACATGATGATTGAGTTTATCGGTCAGGATGGGGCTAAAACGTGTGAGGAACTGGCGGGTAAGTTCGGTGTCAGTACTCGCAAGGTTGCTTCCACGCTGGCGGTGGTAACCGCAACGGGGCGGCTGGCACGCGTTAATCAGAACGGTAAATTTCGTTACTGCATGTCGGGGGGTAATTTACCAGCAGATCCGAAAGCCGCGCCGGTAACGAAAAATGATGGTAAGGCCTTTCCTCAGCCAGCAGGTGCTGCGTTACCAGTCCGGGAAGCCGCAACACAGGAAGAAATAAAAACTGAAAGTGTGGCGGTCACAGTGCAGTCACAGCCGTTGTTCACCAGAAAGCATCCGGATGGTCTGATTTTACCATCGCTGCATGTGGCTAACCGCGAGCTGCGCCGGGCAAAAGGTCAGGTTCAGAAGTGGGAGCGAGTCTGCGCCGCGCTGCGGGAGCTGAACAAGTGCCGGGATATTCTCCGGGATATTACCGCCACCAGAGAACAGCAGCGGTGAGTGGGTGGAAGACGTGGTGCCGGGCGGAAATCATGATACTCCGGCAGTGTGCGGGAACGATGAAGGTAAAAAGCGTTGGCGCACTTATCGGACGAACTGAAGCGGCAGTGAGAACGAAGGCACGGGAGCTGGGCATCAGCATGATGTTACGTGGTGATTTTCACCCGTCGGCAAAATATTCTCAGCGTGATATTGAGCTGGCGCGGCAACTGCATCAGAGAGGCATGCAAAGAAGGGAAATTGCCAGAAAATTAGGCATGCCGCTGCGCATAGTGAATAACTACGTTTATTTCGACAGGAGGGTGTCTGCGTGAAAATCCTGTATCAGGATTACGGCCCGGTGGGGCAGGTGGTTATCAGCAGTACTGTAATGGAGTTTCGGAAGCATAACCGTGTGGTGGATGCTGTGCTGTTAACCTGTCCGGGGATATCGGCGAGTCGTGCAGGTGTGTTTATTATGAAGACGAAATTATATGGCAGTAAGGCGTGGATAAAGAAGGCGTATCGTGTAGCGTTGCAGGAGGTTAACAGTGAGTGAAATTAAAGAAATGCCGGTAGTTCGTGACGGATATGGCTACTGGACACATCCTGAATATGAAAAATTCTGTGATGGTCGGGAATATATTTCAACGGAAGAGTTTAACGCCTGGATGGAGGAAAATAATCTTCAATACGTCCTCTGCTTCAGAGATGAAGGATGTGCTGACCTTGATGCGTGTGATGCTGATATTTCTGCATGGGAACCGGAACGACCAGAGGGCGATGGCTGGTTTATTGGTTCCATTCATGATACGGAAGATGGCCCGGTTTGTGTCTGGTTGCGAAATAAGGCTGAAGCATAAAGGCGATAAACCAACTAACAACTAAATACTGAAGATTTAAATCAGAAACGATTTTTATTAAATCCTTAACCGGAGGGATTCCTGCACCCTCAGAACATCAGGAGGCCGCCCGAAAGGGCGGTAAGAAATGAAACATTATTTAGAAAAAAATTACCCACGAAAGAGCAGAACAACAGAGTTTCTGTTTTTCATTCTGTTTATAGTGTTGATGATACCGATATCCCCGCTATTACTGGTCTGGATAATTGGAAGGACATTTGAACCAGTTATTGAGCTATATACCGATGTGACATGGGAATCATTCAGCGCACTGCACAATAAAATTAATCCGTATAAGGAAAACTGATATGAGCACTATTACCAGAGAACGCGCGGAGATTAAATCATACATCACAGGCTTCCTGAGCGACTCGGCGCACGATAACAAGTCTTCAGACAGCCTGCTGGCTAATGTGTTTCGTATCGCGCTGGCATCACTGGAAGCAGAGCCGATAGCAATGGTAGTGCCTGATGAAATGGATTTGCTTACCTGCCATCTCGACGGTGTAACTAAAACATATGCTGATGGCTGGAACGCCTGCCGCGTCGCCATGCTTCAGGCCGGAAACTTTCGGGAAAATAAGAATTCGTCAACCAACAATTTTCGGGAAATCTCGGAAACGTCAACCAGATCTCCGATAACTCTGGATGGCTGGATAAGCTGTACTGAGCGAATGCCTGAAAAGAGCCAGAACGTGCTTATTTCGATGAATATCGATAGCGAGGCTGGGCCATTAATATATTCCGCACGCTATCTCGGAGGCACGTTCCGGCGCGGAGGTATAGCAGTTAGTCCGGGTAATGATCTTAGGCAAGCAACCCACTGGATGTCGCTACCAGAACCGCCGCAGGAGGTGAATCAATGACCTGGCCTGAAGCATTCACAACGGTAGGAATTGCGATGGCGGTGGCGCTGGTGGTGTATTCGATTTGCCGCTGGGGATAAAAACGGTTTGCGGGAAAAGGATAGTTAAGTAGAATTGCTGCGGGTGCTTGAGGCTATCTGCCTTGGGCATGAACACCAAAGGCAGATAGAGAAAAACCCACCCGACTATAAATCAAAGTGTATTACCCCCATTTGTTGGACGATGAAATGGGTTTAGTTAACTATGTCGGTATCGACATGACTAAAACAACCTTAAATTGCTCGATTAATAGACAAGTAGTTTTGAAAGATTAAATTTATGCGATCCGGTATTTTCAAGGGATAGCCTTTATGAGGTTATCTTATGGGGTTAAAACATCAAGAACAGTTGTGTTATAATACATAGAAACTAATAAGAGACGTTGCAACTATATGAATGTAATAGATTTGTTTTCTGGCGTTGGAGGTCTAAGTCTTGGTGCTGCACGTGCTGGATTTGATGTTAAAATGGCAGTTGAAATTGATCAACATGCTATTAATACTCACGCAATTAATTTTCCAAGAAGTTTGCACGTCCAAGAAGATGTTTCTTTACTAAATGCAGAAATAATTAAGGGTTTTTTTAAAAACGATATGCCCATAGATGGTATTATTGGCGGTCCTCCGTGCCAAGGATTTAGTTCAATAGGCAAGGGGAATCCTGATGATAGCAGGAATCAGCTTTACATGCATTTCTACCGTTTAGTATCAGAATTACAGCCATTATTCTTTTTGGCAGAAAATGTTCCAGGTATTATGCAAGAGAAATATTCTGGCATTAGAAATAAAGCATTTAATTTGGTTAGCGGTGATTATGATATTCTTGATCCCATCAAGGTAAAAGCATCTGATTATGGTGCTCCAACTATTCGAACTAGATATTTTTTTATCGGTGTAAAAAAATCATTGAAGCTTGATATTTCAGATGAAGTATTTATGCCTAAAATGATTGATCCGGTTACTGTAAAAGATGCTTTGTATGGATTACCAGATATTATCGATGCCAATTGGCAATCAGACTCTGAGAGTTGGCGAACAATTAAAAAAGATCGAAAAGGGGGATTTTATGAAAAATTATGGGGGCAGATCCCTCGGAATGTTGGTGATACAGAATCGATCGCTAAGTTAAAAAATAATATCATATCTGGATGTACCGGAACATTACATAGCAAAATCGTCCAAGAGCGTTATGCTTCCTTATCTTTTGGGGAAACTGATAAAATTTCAAGATCTACAAGATTAGATCCAAATGGTTTTTGCCCGACTTTAAGGGCGGGAACCGCTAGAGATAAAGGAAGCTTTCAAGCCGTCAGGCCGATCCACCCTTATCATCCAAGAGTGATTACACCAAGAGAAGCTGCTAGATTACAAGGCTTCCCTGATTGGTTTCGCTTTCATGTAACTAAATGGCATAGTTTCAGACAAATAGGAAATAGCGTGTCACCAATAGTTGCTGAATATATATTAAAGGGGCTGTACAATTTATTAAATAAAAGAGTACAGCCCGAATATTTAAACCATAATTCTTTGGAAGTTAGGGTATAACCTATAGTATTTATAATAGTTATCCCGTTCATTTTCGTTTAAAGAGAACTCTTCAGCGGCTGCCTGATATGCTTCTTTATCAGGCAGTTTACTATCTAAATTTATCTTTTCTTTAATTGTTAGTGTTGGTATTGCTATTTCTTGCACGTCTTCCCAATTTGTTGAATAAAATTGCCAGTTAGAAAGGTCGCATGCCTTAGATAACTCTATATATTCTTGTTCTGAGGAGAAAAAACCTGATATTGTCAACATGGTATGACTGCCATCATTATATTGATTTAAGGATAATGGGTAATACTGAATCTTATCCTTACGTCCTGAAAGACCACGTTCTATTGCTGATCTAAAAGCGTTTGTAATAATTCGTATTAAAAGAGCTTTAATCTTACGATCTGAAAGATCTGCATTTGATATCTGAAGATTAAAATCAAGATACTTTTTCCCAAGCAATGATTTTAATGAATTAATAAAAGCTTCTTTAAAAATATCTAAACTTTCTCCAACTCTACGTTGGTAATAAGAACTAGGATTTATGGGGAAGGTGACCTTCAAAATATCAAAAGAGCTTACTTTAGTACTTAGTAAGTGTATATCATCTAGATCCGTTTGTATTTTTTTCGGGGAGGCATAGTCTAACCATGTTATTGATGGTTTAGAAAAACTATAATCAAGAATAAAGTCATGAGCTGATATTAGCTTACAATCAATACAATTATAAGGCAAATTATATTTTTGTCTGATGTGAGTAGACTCTTGTTCTTCGAGAGAAATCATATCAGAAAGAGCGATACGATTATGCATGATTCTAAAATCTTCAAGCATCGGACCACCAAAACCTATATATGTATATTCTTGAATATTTAGTCTTTTGCTTAAGAGGTTTAGGCTTTCGAGAAAAATCTCTCTATCAATAGACTTATTATGCCTTAAGTGATAGGGAATGTATTGTCCAGACATCACTTCACCTCTTCAATCACCGTATCAAAGCATTGCATCCCCACATCAGAAGCGCTAGCATCTTCATGTCCAAAGAAATATTTAGATAAAATTTTAACATCTTCTTTCTCTCTGGTGAAGATTATTCGTACAGTAGAGCTTTTTTTTACTGGGGTAGGCAGCTTAGGTGTATATCGCCACTCATTTTTGTTTCTATTAGGGTTGGACCAGTTATTTTTTTTATCTTCTGGAGTTGATTGTGGGGTAATTTCAAATAAAGATTGAGCTTCATGTGACTGAGCTGACTTAAGTAATTTTTTCCCTTCTTCAAGATGCTCACCTTTCCACTGATTGGTGAATCGAATAAAATGCATCATCCCTTCAATCATTTTATTTCGTACATCATTGTACAATGTAGAACTAAGATCGACACCTCGTTTCGTTGTTGTTATTGGTAATTTTTCTGGGTTTTTACTGGTAAAGCGAACAACCCCAGAAATTGCTATAAATTGGGTATGAAACCTTGGTACATTAGCAAAGCCCCAACCTGTGAGATGTGTCTTATCACAATATAGAACAACGCGGTCATTGCAAATGACAGTCCATCCAGCATCATCAGAACTCCTTTTTTCTAAAACATCATCATTGTCATCTTCTAAATTTTTATAGAAGCCAACAACTAAATCGATATCAACATCGTCTATTTTAGCTTTATATATGTATGGTTCTATTTTAGAATGATCAGTTATGATGTTAATCGGATTATGTTCAACAACAACTCCATTTAATTCTATTTTAAATCCTTTTTGAATAATAAATGACAATGAGTGTTTTATCTGTAAAAAGAGATCAGTAAGATATGTGCTCTCATTAAATTTTTGTGCCACATTAGAATGGAGTTTTTTTATCTCTATAGTTGTGCCTGTTGGATTTTTGTTATCATAGTCACTCTCGTGCATCGGTATTTTCCAACCATCACCATCGATCCAATCAGGTGTTATATCTACAGTGAATGCGCCATCGGGATTATTCGATTGTATTGAGCAATCTCTACCCATTTTAAAAATGGCTCTTTTCATACCAATACCATAGACGCCAACGGTGCCTTCATTTTCTTCTTCTTTTTGATGGGGTCGTCCCATTTTAAAAGCATATTCTCGGAAGCTTTTAGGGATACCTCCGCAATTGTCTTCTATAATAAAGACATCTTTATTAATCGTAAGTTTCGCATAAAATCCTTCATATGGTTTTGAAGTTTTTTTTGTGTCTTTTATTGTACGTAAAGCCCCATCGACGCAGTTATCAAGCAGATCAAGTATGGCATCGTTTAAGTCGATATCTCGAGTTAGCATACTTACAAAAAATCTTTTACTAGGACTAAAGTCTGCTGTTGGAGTCGTGTTCTCAGTCATAATTTACTCTCTATGTGTTTGGGAAAATAAATACCTTAAGTGCAAATTGTTGATTTTAAACGCTTCGCATGCGAAGTCAACGATGTTAAGAAAGAAAGTGCATGTGATCTAACAGTATGTTTTTAAAAAAAGATTAGCTTTATGAGAATTCAGGACTGAATCCCGTGAGAGGAAAATAACATATGTTATTGTTGCATTGCTGTGTTGTTTGGGATTTGTTGCACCATTCTGGCGTTGGTATATCTAGTTCGTTGTTCATTTTGTTAATTGTACAACAGGCAGACAACAGAGAGCTTTTAGCCTAGTTAGCTTACGAAATTAAACAACTAAGATTATCGGCGGGGAGTGGTCACCGCTACTCTTTGGCTAGGAGACTTCAACGCAACCGCACACAACCAGCTTCGGCGGGTTTTGTTTTTTCCTGGCATTCTGGTTTACAATTTGCGTGCTAGCTTGAACAACTGGCATCTGCTGCACTGCGCCATCGAGAGATTGAGAAATGGCGCATATACAACTGGTCAAACAAACTTCTTCTGGTTTACTTCTCCCGGCGACGCCGGAGAGTTGCGATTTTCTGCATCAAATCAAAATAGGTGAGTGGATACACGCAGATTTTAAGCGTGTGCGTAACTACGCATTCCACAAGCGTTTTTTCAAACTCCTGCAACTGGGATTCGATTACTGGACTCCGGTCGGTGGGGCGATCACGCCTCGCGAACGAGAACTGCTGTCTGGTTTCGTTGATTACCTGTGCGAATCAGTTGGTCGGGAACACACGCCAGCCCTGAGTGATGCCGCAGAGCAATACCTTAACACCGTTGCGACTCGTAGAACCCGGGATACGGCGTTGCTAAAGTCGTTTGAGGCTTTCCGCGAGTGGGTAACCATTCAGGCCGGATTTTACACCGAGCATATTTATCCGGACGGTAGCCGTGGGCGTCGGGCAAAATCCATCGCTTTTGCGAATATGGACGAAGTCGAGTTTCAGCAGGTTTATAAATCTGTACTGAATGTGCTGTGGAACTGGATTCTGTTCCGTAAATTCTCCTCTCAGGAGGAAGTTGAAAATGTGGCCGCACAACTACTGGAGTTTGCGTAATGGTGAATTTACGTAAAGCGGCTAAAGGCCAGATATGCCAGATCAGAATCCCTGGCTACTGCAATCACAATCCCGAAACCTCTGTGCTGGCGCATTACAGGCTGGCGGGAACGTGCGGAACAGCGATAAAGCCACACGATATGCAGGCAGCGATTGCCTGTAACTCATGCCACGATTTAATCGACGGGAGAGTAAAAACCAGCGATTACACCAAAGAAGAATTGCGCCTGATGCATGCAGAAGGTGTTTTTCGCACACAAGAGATCTGGAGAAAGGACGGTTATTTATGATTTACCCAACGAACACAGGAAAAAGCGGAGAGCACCTTCGTCTCACCACGCTGGAAAGTGTCTGGATTCAGGGGAAACTACGTATGTGGGGGCGCTGGTCGTATATTGGCGGCGGTAAGACGGGAAATATGTTCAACCAGTTGCTGACCTCTAAAAAGCTGACAAAAACGGCAATTAACGAGGCGCTCCGGAGGATGAAAAAAGCAGGTCTGGACAAACCTAAACTTGAGGCTTTTTTGCGGGATATGATCAACGGCAAGCAAAAAAGCTGGCTGGTGCATTGTACCGATTCAGAGGCGTTAATAATCGACAGGGTTATTGGTGAAGTACTGGCAGGTTATCCCGGGCTGCTCAATGTTCTGAGTCAGCGTTATGTGGGGCGGGGGATGACTAAGCGCAAAATGGCTGAACTGCTGAATGATGCACATCCGGAATGGAGTTTAAGAACCTGTGAAAGACGCATTGAGCATTGGCTAAAGGTGGCAGAATTTATTTTGTACAAACCAATGGTTATGGCTTTTGGTATAGAGAAAAAAGTTATTGCTTTTTGACGTAAAAACTGCTTCAATTCCGGT